TGTGGATAACTTGTGGATAACTTTAGAGTTATCCACAGAAAAATGGCGTTTGCCACAAAATGACCTTATTTTCGCCACAATTTCGCCACAATTATATGGGAAAATTCTTATAATGAAAGAGGCCGCCGAGCAGGGCGAAGTGGACTAGAGGCCACCTCTCTAACCCCCGCCGGGAACCGCGCCACCGTTCTTTGACATCGTGAACAGTTGGTTGTTTGGATGATCCGTGGGCCTCCAACCTGTTATGGGAGTCAACTCATGGCAAAACCTAACCGGAAGAGGGAGAACTACCATGACTTTAGCAGTACGTATTCCAAAACGATTTTACGACGATTGCGAAGAGTGCGAAACGGAGACACCGACGATTGTCAAAACAACGTCGCGGCACTACTGGCTTGACCTCGAAACCGAGCGAGACGCTTGGAGTGACATCCGTAGCCGCGCAAAATCCTACGCAGACAACACGGGCTTCGTGCCAGAGTCTGCGCCCATTTGTGCCGCTGCTCGGGCCTTCTTGAAGTCGTGCAGCGCCGGTGGAGTCATCGAAAACATCGAGGAGGGCAGAATACAGCCCGTCCGTGACGGGGGAGAGTGACATGACCACCTACTATGATTTCCGGTGGCGCACGAACTGGGAGCTACAAATGATGGTCGATGCTTTTGAGCATTCCGGCACCGACACACCGACCGAAGAGCAGAAACTAAAATCAGCCAAGCAAGAATTGGCTAACCGACGACACAAGCAAGAATTGGCTAACCGACGACACATCTTTCGACAACGAGACTAGACAACAACCACGGCCCACGGTTCTTCCAAGCAGCCAGACGAACCGCCGTCCCGGCGTCCCACTATAGAACGGATTCTGTAAATTCAAAAAAAAAAAAAATCTACAATTCATGGTGGGATTGGTGGGACAGGCGGGACGGTTCCAATAACCCACATCCTATATAGGATTTTTAGGCTTTTCTTGTCCCGCAGGCGATCCCCCCATATGTTGCTCACGGGACGCTATACCGGTTAGGATTAGTTCGTTTACGGCCCGGCCCGTGGTATTTTAACTTAGACTAACTGATATAGGGCTTTTCCGCGTCAGTTTACAGGTGTTTCTTAAAGCGAGCCGGTGGGACAGTGGCGGGACAGCGTTGATATCAAAGGAAGAAGAGCCTTTTGGAGGGCATTTTGGCAAAATCAAAGCTTCCGGTAAGGATTCCCCGGAAAAACTCCGATATTCGTGGGCCGACCAGGAAGCTGACGCGGCGTCAGGAAAAGTTTGTTAAAGAACTCGTAAGCAACGATGGGCTTATTACGCTGAGGGAGGCCGCGATTCGAGCGGGCTACCCTGCCGCATCGGCCCACACTCGCGCCTTTGAACTTACCAGTCCCCGCCATTGCCCGCATGTGGTTGCGGAAATTACGCGCTACCGGGACGAACTCGATGAGCAGTACAAGGTTGGCTACAAGCGTCATGTCCGTGACTTGCAAAAGATTCGTGATCTGGCGCTCGATAACGGCGCATTCTCGGCGGCGGTACAGGCCGAGTACAGGCGGGGCCAAGCTCAGGGCGATATATATGTGAGCAAATCTGAAATTAGGACAGGGTCCATTGACCAAATGAGTAGAGAGCAGGTGGAAATTGAGCTCGCCCGGATTCGAGAAGGCTTTGAAAAAACTATCGACGTCACGCCCACAGAAGTCGAAGAACAAGATTCCGAGGGTGGCGCTAAAGAATCGGGAAGCGGGACTGTGGCGTCTGATAAGCGACGGCCTAAAGACGACGGGCCGGAAAATTGAAACGACCAGACTCGAAAGCTGGGCAATCCCTGGAGTCCCCGACGTCTTACTGTGTGCAGAAAACGGTGCGTTTAGTTTCCTCGAACTTAAAGTCACAAAGGGCCGAATTGGTAAGGTCGATCTCTCACCCCATCAGGTTGCGTGGCTTAGTCGCCATTCCCGCGCAAATTGTTTTATTGTTGTGCGCGATTCTTCTCTGGACATTAGTGTTTTTGCTGGCTCCACTGCTGTTGATTTGCGTATGGACGGTCTTGCAGCCGTATCGCCTCTGGCTGTTTTGCAGGAACCGTACGACTGGGAAGCGTTTTTTCAGTTGACGAGTCCCACGGGGTAGGTTTATAGGATAAGTCCTATTTAACGTATAGAGGAGTCCGTTGATGGATTTTTTTGAGGAGTGGCTTCGTCGCGTGATCGAGAGGCTGGCGCGTTGGCTGGAGGCCGACTAATGATTTGTCCGACGTGTTTCGGCAACGGCTACCTCCGGCGTGAGACTTCGGAGGTCATTCAGTGCCCAGAGTGCCGCTCGGCAGGTGAAGTGGAGGTCCGCGAGGTTCCCGTTGCCACTCGCACAGTTGACGTGGTATCTGAATCTCCGTAGCTGATTGGTTGACTTCCCCCCCCCTAACTAGCCCGCCACGTTGGCGGGCTATTTTTTTGTTTGACTGTATGGGATTAATTTCATACCGTTGACTCCAGTGTTCATATGAGGAGTCAACCTAATGCTCAACACTGTCGAAAATAGCGTTGCCAAGAAAACAGCCGGACTCGCCGTCACCTATCGCTCTGGATTTGGGAGTATGTGGACCACGTGTCCTGATAGCTGTCCGCTCAAGCCTGAGTCAACTTCCACCACGGAAATAGATAGGGATTACGAGTCCGCTGTGCGTCGCGCCGTACCACATAAAGGAGTCGCGTTTTTATTTACGCATTTTCTACCTGAGACTTGGGCCAAAAAAAATAAGCCTGGACTCGCCGTTTTTAATTTCAGCGCGGACTCCTTAAAGCAGGCCGCGCATTACATACGGCGCGGCGTTGCGTCCGTTGTGGTCGTTCCCGAGTCATATTGGGACGATAAACCGAGTCACAAGGTAACGACGGCGCACGGCGTCAAGATGGTGCGGTGTCCGGATGAGTTGTCCGGCGTCGGCTGTGCCGGTTGTGGCGGCGGGACTCCGTTATGTGCTAGGCCGGAGCGCGATTATGGAATCGTATTCACCGCCCATGGCGCGTCGAGGCGCAAGGCGGGCGATAGTGAGACGCCCGGCGGTTGCTATGGCTCTGGCGGTAATGTGGCGCTGCACTGGCGACGGCTGTCGCAGGCAACGCAACCGGACGAATCCGACGCCGACAAGGTGCAACGCTTCGCCAAGTCCTTACCGCCGCGCCGGATTCTCCGCCATCATATTGTAGGGGATATCGGTAGGGCGTGACTCCCGCCTTGCCGGTTGCCCGCCGGGCCCGCCGGACGGGAGTCCGGCGGGCCCATTGCATTTTTAAAAACTGCGCTTGCTCCGCATGCCTGGATATGAGACTATTCCCAGGCGGTAATCTTGCCGCGTTATTTTGGAGTCTAAAATGTCGCATGAAATTGGAACTTTTGAACACAACGGCGCGATGCTTCCCACAATCTGCTATCGGGAAGGCGGTCCGCTGCCATGGCATGGCTTGGGCAATCTTATCGCGGCGGGTGCGCCGGTCGAGCAATGGCGCACCATGGCGGGCTTGGCCTATGACGTTGAGTTGCGGCCAAATTGCCGTGCGGATGGTACGGTGATCGATAGCTCGTTCCACATAGCCCGCACCGACAATGATGCGATTATGGGGCCGTACGTCGCCGGTCAATATCTGCCGTTCCAGACTAGTGGAGCCCTGGAACTTGCGGAGCTTATTTGCCGTGAGCATGGCTTTCGCTTCGATACGGCGGGAGCGCTGTTTGGGGGTGCCCGTGGTTGGTTCCAGGTCGTCGCGGAGTCACGCCTTGCGGAGCTTCCGGGTGGCGATTTCGTGACCGATACGCTTGTTATCACTTTCGACCACAGCGGGCGCGTTGCGGCCAAAATTATTTCTACGCCCGTCCGCGTTGTCTGCAATAACACGTTATCCATGGCGGTTGCGTCCGCGTCTAATTCGGCTAGCTTTACGCATCGCATCCCGTTTGACGCTGGCAATGTCGTCGCGGCGATAGGTGCGGGGGCGGAGAATTTCGCGGCGTTCGCTAAGCTGGCGCAGGCCATGGCGGAGCGCGTCATTACCGATGCCGAGCGCCTGGAATATTTCCAGAATGTCATCGGCGGCAAGGAAAAGACTGACGGTAGCGGGCGCGTTGTCCGAAGCGTCGGCGTCCGCCGAGCCATGGCATTCGCCACCGGGCACGATTTTATTGCGGAAGGTAAGGCCGCCCCGGACGCGGCGCGCATAGTCGATGAAGCTATAGACAGGGCTCGGCGCGGGTCCGCGTCTGATGCGTCGATCGTCGCGGCTGACATTGCTATTGACGCCAGCGCGATAAACCCCGGCCACGATATGGCGAGCGCGCAATCGACCCTATGGGGGGCCTTTAATACGGTAACGTGGCTATGTGATCATCGCCCCGCTCAGAATCGCGGCGCGGAATTTGCGCTCGCAAGCAATAAGCTCGGGGAGGGTAATGGCGCTGCGGTAAAGGCTCGCGCCGCCACCGTGGCGCGGGAGATTCTTGCAGCCTAGCTGTCCGCACTCTTGTAACCAGGGCCCGCCATTACGGCGGGCCCGCCTCTTGGGGGATTCCCATATGAAATCTATGGAATTGTTGGCCGCGCTGCGTCGAAGCGCCGAATCTGAGGAAATTGACGCTAACGGCGATACCTGGGGTTTGGTCTACCTGGATAATGCTAGGCCGGATGACATGCGCCCGCGTGCATTCGCCGGTCACCTTGCTGCGCTGAAGTTTTCCGGGCTGTATCGACCGTACGATCATGAGGCGTTTGGCTGGGTGAAGGTAGCGTCCTAGCCGTTCGCATTCTTGCAACCAGGGCCCGCCATACCGGCGGGCCCTTTTTTTCGCCAGCGTTTGTCATAGTGAATCACTCAGGGGGCCGCCTTCCCCGTGGCGCATGAAACTCACAGCGGGGCCCGTGGCGCTTGGCCCATGCGCCATGACGCCCGCCAGCGCCTGTAGTTTTGTCGGGCACCGCAACCCATGTCAGGTGCTCTTCGTGCGTCTGGAAGCATCCTGGGCGGTCGACTTTGGGTGATTGAGCCTGATTGAGCCTGATTGAGCCTGATTGAGCCTGATTGAGCCTTCGACGTCGCTCGCCTTCGATGTCGCTCGCCGCTGCCCTGGCTTCGATGTCGCTCGCCTTCGATGTCGCTCGCCTTCGATGTCGCTCGCCGCTGCCCTGGCTCCGCTGTCCTGGCTCCGCTGCCCTGGTCCTGGCTCCGCTGCCCTGGTCCTGGCTCCGCTGCCCTGGTCCTGGCTCCGCTGCCCTGGCTCCGCTGCCCTGGCTCCGCTGTCCTGGCTCCGCGCTCCGCGCTCCAAGCGCCAGGGGGCCCCAGGGCTGAATCTGGCCACAGAATCAACGGGTTACGCCACCCGGCCCGCGATTCTGGCCCATCGGCGGCGCAAGTGATGGCTTCGGCCTTGTTTCTCTCAAATAATCCGGTAAAAAATGATATGGATTAACTGGTACGGGAATTGCCTTCCAAACACCCCCATATTAGTGTTTCACGTGAAACATCATCACTCAGGGACCCTCATGCTAAGAACAGAGACACCAGAGATCGAGGAGCGGAGACTGAAGCTGGAATTGCGCTTGGCGCAGATGTCAGAAGTAGAGGGGTGTAGGGAAGACTTCTTAAAGTACGTCCGCAAAGTGTGGCCTGAATTTATTGCAGGGGCCCACCACAGAATGATTGCAAAGAAATTTGAGGATATTGCAAACGGCAAGAACAAGAGGCTCATCATCAACATGCCTCCCCGCCATACGAAATCTGAGTTTGCAAGCTATCTCTTTCCCTCATGGGTCATTGGCCGTGCTCCGAAGACCAAGATCATCCAGACCACGCACACCGCAGAGTTAGCCGTAAATTTTGGAAGGAAGGTTCGCAACCTTTTGGATACGGGCGAGTACACGTCGATATTCGACAATGTGTCCTTGCAGGCGGACAGCAAGGCTGCCGGGCGGTGGTCCACGAACCAAGGTGGGGAGTATTTTGCAGCGGGTGTCGGTGGTGCGATAACCGGGCGCGGTGCTGATTTGTTGATTATTGACGATCCGCATTCCGAGCAGGACGCGCTTTCCGAGACGGCGATGGAGCATGCGTATGAGTGGTATACGTCGGGTCCCCGGCAGAGGCTCCAGCCTGGGGGTGCCATTGTTATTGTTATGACGCGGTGGTCGTTGAAGGATTTGACTGCAAAGGTTTTGAAGGCGCAGAGTTATGATGAGCATGCGGACCGGTGGGAGGTGATCGAGTTTCCTGCCTTGATGCCGAGCGGGAATTCCTGTTGGCCTGAGTTCTGGAGCAAGGAGGAGTTGGAGGGGGTCCGTGCTTCGTTGTCCGTTTCCAAGTGGAATGCCCAGTGGCAGCAGAATCCGACTTCGGAAGAGGGTGCGATTATCAAGAAGGAGTGGTGGAACAGGTGGAAAGAGGAGGAGGTTCCCCAGCTTGCGTATGTAATACAGAGTTACGATACGGCTTTCAGCAAGCGGGAGACTGCGGATTACTCGGCCATTACGACGTGGGGGGTATTTTATCCAAAGCAGGATGGACCAGCTAATCTGATTTTGTTGGGCGCGAAGAAGGGACGGTGGGATTTTCCGGAATTGAAGGTGGAGGCGTTAGAGCAGTACAAGTTCTGGGAGCCTGAGACGGTAATCGTGGAGGCCAAGGCGTCGGGGCTGCCGCTGACGCAGGAATTACGGCAGGTTGGAATACCTGTTGTAAACTTTACACCAAGTAAGGGAAACGATAAGTTAACGCGGGTGCACTCCGTTTCGCCGCTATTTGAGAGCGGGATGATATGGGCACCGGACGAACGATGGGCTGACGAGGTTATCGACGAATGTGCGGCATTTCCGCATGGCGAGTATGATGATCTTGTAGACAGCACCACGCAGGCCCTGATGCGGTACCGTCAGGGTAACTTCGTACAATTACCGAGCGACGATTGGGTGGACAGCGAGCCGTCTACCCACCTGCGGAGTTATTATGGCTGACGAGTTCGACCCTAGCAAAGACTTTGCCAAGCAGAGGGCAGATCTACCTGAAATACCTCAGTTGGACGAACCGGCCCCACCTGTAGGAGTTCCAGGGGGAGCGATTCAGAAGAAGGGTCCGAAGGGTCGGGGCAGAAGTCTGGTAGTACGTCGTCCTGGTGGCATTGCGGGGCTCCCAGTACCTCCCAACATAAGATCGTTCCTCAATTTTGTTAATCTGGCACAGCAGGGCTACGATCTGCTGCCAAAAGACTGGCAGATCGTGGGACCAACTCTGGATTGGCTGAAACAGCAGGGGCAACTGGGCGAACCGCATCCTCTTGCCCGCGCTGGTATCGGATATTTCCAGGACCTCTTTGGTCTTGCTAAAGAAGACGTGCCCGAAGGCGGCATTACGACGCTGATGCCATGGGATCCACAATCCGGGAAGTACCAGCTTCCCCCTGTATACGGATCAGCACTTGCCGACGCTGTCGATAAGGTGTCATGGGGGCGCTACGCGGCTGACCCCTCCCAGGTATTAACTACGCTTAGAAAGACCGAGGGCGTGAAAGAGGCGGAACTAGAGTATAGAGGCTTGGGTCCATACTTGAGGAACAAGATCGAAACGGGAGGAAAAGTTTCCAAGCAGGAGGTTCAGGACATCCTGGCCGCCAATCCGGTTAGCATCAAGGATATTATCCGTGGGGGGGAAGGTAAGACTCTGACTTGGAAAAATCTGCCAAATCTGGACCCCCAGGAATCTGGACCCGCTCTGGAAGCAAGGCTTCTGGAAGCGAAAACGGTAAGCGAGGCGTCCGTTTATGGGGGATCCCTCGTCACGCGCCCCATAATTATCGGCGGTCCAGTTGCGGCTCTTATTGATCCAGAATTTGGATACCGTATTTATAAACACCCATCATCGGCTAGGCTGCGTAGCAGCGGCTCCAACACCAACAGATATAGCGTTTATGGCCCCGATTCTGATGCACCACTACCCTGGTCAGAAGGTCGCTACTTTGGTCGTACTCTGGAAGAGGCCAAGATCATGGCTCAAAGACATGCCGTGAGGGATGGGAAGATACGTGCCGAAGATAAGACCATATTTAGCGAGGAGACATTGGGCCGTGGTCGAGGACTCCAGAATTACCAGGAAATTTTAATGCAGCTACCCCCCAGGACGGCTGGAGAGGATTTTGTTGGCGGTCACTTTCCCGACAAAAACTATTTCGCTCACCTGCGTGTAAATGACAGAAAAACGGTTGCAGGTAATGATGTAAAGTTTGTTGAAGAAATTCAGGGTGACGCGCATCAGCGAGCCAGGGACATGCGGAAAGCCGAAATTAAGAGGGTAACTCTTGCACGGTTCCTCAAGAATTTTGATCCGGATCCTTTACATGGTAAGCTTATGCTCGACGCATATTTCGACGAGGCCCAGCTCCTATACGACGTCGACGAGGGGCTGACTCCCAATAATATTATGACTCTGGATGATTTTATAGATGATGATGAGGATATTGATAGGAACGAAGTTGCCCACCTGATCGGAGGAGAGTTTGGCAAAGCATGGGATGCCGCGAAAGAAGGGGTGAAAGAACTGGTTCCTAAAAATTTTGGATATAAAGACCCGGAGCGGCTTGCTCTGCTCAAAGAACAAAGAGCCGAGATATTAGCGGAGCGGGATACTGCGGCTGAAGACGCAAGGATGTCTGATTGGCTGCCTCGTCTTAAAGAACTAGCAGACAAACGGGTGGGTGAAAGTTTAGTGGGGCTAACCCCCGTAGAACAAGACGAATATTCAAGGTTAGTAGTCAAACGAGGAAAATTTGACGACGAGACAAGGGCCGCGCTTCGAGAAATCGATAGCCAAATCTCAAGTCTGTTGGGTGCCGTCCCCGATATGCCATTCAAGAAAACGTGGCACGAACTGGCTTTTAGACGTGCCCTGCGGCTGGCGGCAGAGGAAGGAAAAGACAGTTTAGCGTGGACACCTGGAGATATGCAGGTGGCGCGGTATGGCTTAACGGGAGACGAAGCCAAAGGTATGCGGAAGTTTTATGACGTGATGATTAAAAATTATGCCAACAAGTTTGGGAAGAAGTTCGGTGTGAAGGCAGGCATGACGGAGATATACTACTCCCCAATCAATAAGGCGACCGCTAAGGTCTGGTCGTTGAAAATCACTCCAAAAATGAGGAGGCATTTACTCGGAAAAGGTATCCAGAAATTTACGCACGGCGGTTTTGTAGACAAGCCATTGTACGAAGACGCAAGGATGATTGGCTAGGCCATGGCTGATTACATAGACCCCGACAGCCTTGAGTATAAACTCAAGCTGGGTCGCGTTCCTCCAGAACCGCAGGAAGGAATACTCTGGCGCGGCATGAGCGGGGGTGAGTACAAGAATCTTTTAGAACAAGGTTTTTTAGCCAGCAAGGGTGAGTACAACATAGGAGAAAGCCAGAAGGGTTTAACCATATTTTCCACAAATCCTCGCACGGCTGAAATGTACGCCCACGATTTTGCTCCGCGTGACTTTAAGGCTACCCCGGAATCTCCTGCATATGTAGTTGGTATAAGAAAGCCTTCCGATTCGGTTCCTCAACAGGGTGCATCAGGACCTGAGTTCGGGGTTCGTGGACAAATCCCGCTTGAAAATATAATCAAGGTGTACCGGGGCAATGTGTTTCGCCCGAAGTCGGATACTTCCCGCGCTGTTTTGGACTGGCAAGAGGTTCCTGTTTCGAGTTTAGGTAAACCACGGCCCACGGACCAGCCCGGACCTGAAGAACTAACCACCCCGCCAGGATGGTCTCCATATGAGACCCCGGCGGGGAATCTGGCGCGGAATGTACCCGCCGTTTTGGAGGGCGTGCCTTTAATTTCAGAAATACTCAGACTTTGGTACGACGAACGATTGCCCGAACAACGGCCCGAAGAGCCGGTGAGAGGTCGGGGGCTTCAAACACGACAGGGCAAGGGTCAGATACTCCGTAAGATATTTAGACGTGTTGGTAAGGTCAACTTACCACTTCGTATTCTCGATTCCGTAGAACGATACTACAGCCTTCTTTCTCCTGGACAGCAAGAAGGTCTGGGAGAGTTTTTACAGACGTTTGCCGAGCATGCGGGACCTACTGTCATTCCCCCCAAGGTGTGGGAAAAAATTGTCGGCACCGTAGCGAAACCGCAACAGGGTATTGCTTCTTTGGGAGAAGCAATGGGTATCTCAGAAGACGACCTCCTCAGAAACCCTTGGCCGGTAGACGATTTGCCCCTTACGGGGGCGCAACGAGGTGAACTACTTAATTTATATGAAACAAGAACGCAGAAGAGTAAGCCGAGAAACGCAGTTAATGACTTGGTGCGAAACGAGTATTGGCCCGAGGAACTGCGTTCGGATGGCATAGCATTTCTTGAAGGTTCAGCAAAGTTCGGGTCTGCGCGGCAGCGCCGAGTTTACGATCAGAAACCCGACCCATTAGCTTCTCGGCAGCCCGGACATGCTATTAGAAAGTTTGAGGCAAAAAAAAGGCATAAATTGGAAGAAGAAGCTAGGCGTTCTAACGAGGCTGCAATACGTGAGCGTGGCGAAGCCTTACAAGGACTCGATGAGGAAGGGCTCTGGAATAAGAAAGCTGTCGGTGAAATAGCCTCACGGATGAACTTAATAGAACACATGGGGATTGGTTACTTACAGAGAGAGATAGCCCGTGCAAATATGGAAGCCGTCCCGCGAGCCCTGAAGAAAGAGGGATGGACAGTCAGATATGCGTCCAAGGGCCGTGATAAACGGCGCTCCAGTCGATACATTGTTTCACCAGACAGACGTTTTGAAGTTCGTTTATCCGATCATTATTTACCGGATACTCCAGAACGGGAATACATGCACTCGCAAACTGGTGGACCGCGTTGGGACGAAGATATTGTTGTTTCAGGAACGGAATCGCCTCGTTCTATTATTGATGAGATTAAGGACCTTTATATTAAATCAGTGGATGATAGAGAAGGTTACGTATCCGGCGGTTTTGTAGACAAGCCATTGTATGAGAGTGCAAGGCTGATAGGGTAGGCCATGAATACACAACCAAAGATGCCTTCTCCGAGATGTCCGGTTTGCGGATGCGACAAACCGAAAGTATTTGTCCATGGGCACTACCAGTGCGTGGATTGCAAGTGCGTAGCGGATGGGGATTGCTGCCAAGGGGCCCCGAGTAGCTGGCCGGGACCGGGTGTTTAGTGATGAAGACTTACGTTCATGTTAACCAGCACGTTATAAAACGTAATCATAAGACGGGCGAACGTAATCCTGTCATTACTGCCAAGACATACAAGGACAACAAGTATGGGCGCGAAGTGTTAATTAGTGGTCCCTGCAAAGTAATATACCGACCCGATAAACCTTTGTCCTGTGGAGCCAAAGTGTGGATAGAAACAGAGTCAAAAGTGGAAGTACAAGGATAGCTGCGACGAGCTTGTAAGGAGATCACAATGTCTAAGAGTATTGCAGCCATTATGGTGGCGTTCATTACGGGCCTTAGTCCGATGGGCGTCATGTTGGTGCAGAACCATCTTGAACGACAAGAACTAGCGTCCGGCGGAATCAATAAGGCAGTGCTGTTGAATCATTCACTGTTCACCCACGCGGATACGTGGTTGCAGCTTGTTATCCCGCAGTTAGATGTAACGCCGACTGCCAAGAAGTTCTTGCTCATAAAGTTCTCAGCGTTTCAAGAAAGTCTGGAAGAACTGGTCAAGGCCACAGACTTCAATGAACTATCTGACGCGGAAATGCACTCACTGCTGTCGCACAATCTTAATGAAACGGTGACGGATTACATTGCAGATGCAAGGCGAGCCGCGATATCAAGTACGTTCATTGATAACTTCAACAAATGGCATAAGCGGGTAGTGGACATTCTTGTCCGGGCGATTGAGGACAATGTTGAGTCGGTAGTCCACACATCCCAAAACGGTAAGATGTATGCCGTTCTGACAGCCTATGATGCCGCTCTCGGAGCGACCATTGAAGATGTTGAGAAAACGCTGCTAGAGATCAACGGCGAGTAATAGATTATGGCATCTCGTGTATATCTGGGCGAGCGGGGCAATTTGGATCCTGAAGTCATCGCCCGCCACGTTAAAACCCCCGGAGAGCACGATCCAACCCCGCCGGATCGGCCTGACCTGCCTGACCTGATTAATGATACAGCATCTGAGTATATGATGAAACTTCGGGCATGGCGGGCTTATGAGGCCCATCTCTCCGGAACACCCTCTAAAACACCTTCTGCTGAATTTGGCCTTGTGCCACCGAGACAGAACCTTCCGGAAGCTTCCCTTAAGGCGCGGATAGACCCTTTGTCGAGGGAGAAGGACGCGAGCCTTTATGTGGGTATTCCCGAACGGGGGGGAGAACCCTATGTTGGTTATTCCAGAGAAGTCCTTCTTCCGGAGGAGGGACGCGAGGTCCATGATAGAGTTGAAGGTGGTATTGGCGACGTGTTACGCGCCCATTTTATGGAAAGCACGTTTCCGGGAGGAGAGGGCACCGAGTATAGGGGCTCCTTCAACCTGGGTCCTTTTACTCTTTTTGGTGAGGGAGCAAGAACCAGACAGAACGTCATACCGGAAGCTAACAGAAGATATTACACGAATTCGGATGTAGAGCAGAGGCGAAAAAGGTTGGGTCTTGGAGTTCAGGGCCCGGTGCTCGGGGGCATTGGTTCGTTCGATGTAAGCCGAGAGTTTATGAAAACCTTATTCCCACAATTCGTTGGTCAGGAAGAGCGGCCCACGGCCCAAGACCCGCGTGTCACAAGGTTTAATCTTGGCTACGATAGGCCCGTTGGGAAAGGAAACCTTGGTATTGGTGCATGGTTCGAGGACATGCAGGATCTCGGCACGAGCAAGGGCCTCGGCGCTAATCTTGAAGCCCCTCTAGGGCCCGGCATCGTTTCCATGGAGGGTGTTTGGGAAAATCTTTACGGTGCCCCAAGCAACGTAAGCGGCATGGCACGGTTCAAAATTCCACTAGGGGGGCGGTAATGCCTTTAACTAAAAAAGGTGCAAAGATAAAGGGTGCGATGACTAATACGTATGGTAAGAAAAAAGGCTCCAGTGTCTTTTACGCTTCCCTGAATAAGGGTACAGTGAAGGGCGCGGAGAAGAAGACGACAAAAAGGAGAACCTAGAATGCCAAATGTAATGGGCAGGGAATTTCCCTATACGCCGGAAGGCATCGCTGCGGCGGAGCGGTACAGACAGGCCGTTGGAATGCGTAACGGCGGTATGATGGGCTTTCGCCCTCTCGGATATGCAGACGGAGATTTGGTGGAAGGGTATACATACCCTGACAAGCTATCCAGACAGGCCGCTATAAATTTTATTGCGGAGATGACCGAGGCCGGAGACGCCACGGTAGCGGATCTTCTTACACGTAGTGACGCTGAGGTGCGAAGGGCTGAGATGGAAGTAAGGCGTAGAGCAGAAGCTGGTGAGTACGATCATGTATTTAGAGAATCCCCCCCTGCATACGAGAGTATAATGAATCGTTGGAATCGTCTTTTCGGTCGCGGGGTGGAGGTGCCGACGTCGCCTGCTGTTAATCCACGCGAGAAGGTGTATCGGGATGCCCTAGAAGCCGGTAGTTTTCCCGAGTTTCAGCGGCGGCAGCCTACCATGGGCGTGAGTGAGCAGGGGTGGAGGGCTCTTCAAGGAGGAAGAACTATAACAGAAGAAGACCCGGAACTGCTTGGGACTCCAGCTTACCAACTGAAGGATTTCAATAAAGCGCCGCCGATGACAGACGAACAATTCCGGACCCTGTTTCAAACTTGGTATGGCCGCTTAAATCCTCCTCTTTCGGATCGTCCTGCGGATCGAGACATAGAAGACCTACGCGGAATGCGAAACGGTGGGATTATGGCCCTGAGAAGGTACTAGAATGGCTAGCACCCCCCTCCCCAGAAGTAATTTTGGTACGGCCTCCCTTGTAGAGCGCCGGGATGCGATTCCTCCTGTTGAACTAGAGGAAGGCCCCGCCGCCGAGGTACCTGTGAAGGACGACACACTTATAGAAGCTCCAGGTCTTAATATCGAACTGGAGGACGATGGCGGCGTTGTTGTCGATTTTGATCCCCGCGCACCTTCTTCCGATACTGGAGATTTCTATGATAACTTGGCGGAAAGCCTTTCCGACACGTCTTCATCCCGGATTTCTTCGGACTTGATGGCCCAGTATGAGGCGAACAAGGATGGTCGCAAGGACTGGGAGGATACCTACCGGACGGGTCTTGAACTTCTTGGGTTCAAGTACGAGGACAGATCTGAGCCCTTCAGGGGCGCAACAGGTGTAACGCATCCGCTACTCGCGGAAGCCGTAACGCAGTTTCAGGCGCAGGCTTTCGGAGAACTTCTTCCATCGGGTGGTCCCGTAAGAACAGAAATAATAGGAAAGGTAACACCAGAGGCAGAGGATCAGGCGGAGCGCGTTCGCCACTTTATGAATTATCAGATTACCTGCGTGATGAAAGAATACACGCCGGAATTTGACCAGATGCTATTTTACTTACCGTTATCAGGTTCTACATTCAAAAAAGTATATTACGATGAATTCCTTGGAAGAGCGGTAAGCAAATTTGTTCCTGCCGAACAGTTGATTGTTCCGTATACGGCGACGGATCTTGAGACTGCGGAGAATGTCACGCACATCATACAGATAAGTGAGAACGAGCTACGCAAAAAACAGGTTGCTGGTTTTTACCGTGACGTAGAAGTGACAGCATCTCAGTCGGATCCGTCACAGGTCCGTGAGGAGATGGACGAGATCTCCGGAATATCCCCCAATCACCTGGATCAGGAAGTAACGCTTCTTGAATGTCACGTAGATCTGGATTTGGAAGGATACGAGGACACCGACGAGGGCGGCGAGCCCACGGGCATCAAGCTTCCGTATGTCGTCACGATATCAGAAAACAACAGTAAGCTTTTAAGCGTCCGAAGGAACTATGATCCCGACGATTCCAACCGTAGAAAGAACCAGTATTTTGTACATTTCAAATTTCTTCCCGGTTTTGGATTCTACGGTCTTGGCCTGATACACATGATTGGCGGCTTGAGCCGCACAGCGACAGCCGCACTTCGTCAACTTATAGATGCCGGTACTCTTGCTAATCTTCCGGCAGGATTCAAGGCCCGTGGTTTGCGTATACGGGACGATGATGAGCCCCTGTCTCCGGGTGAATTCCGGGATGTTGATGCACCGGGAGGGGCCATCCGCGATTCTCTTATGCTTCTTCCGTACAAGGGTGCCGATCAGACTTTGTATCAGTTGATGGGGTTTTGCGTTGAAGCGGGCCAGAGGTTCGCAGCAGTTTCAAACTTGCAGGTGGGTGACGGCAACCAGCAGGCGGCAGTAGGAACAACTATTGCAATGCTGGAGCAGGGCGCAAAAGTCATGTCCGCCATACATAAGCGCCTGCATTATGCACAGAAGGATGAGTTTAATCTTCTGTCAGACGTGTTTGGACAGTCTCTTCCGCCCGAATATCCCTACAACGTAGTCGGTGCAGAGCGGACTGTTAAAGCGGAAGATTTTGATGACAGGGTTGATGTTGTTCCAGTTTCCGACCCGAATATCTTCTCAATGGCACAACGTGTCACGCTTGCCCAAACGGAGTTGCAACTCGCGCAGTCTGCTCCGGAGCTTCATAACCTGTATGAAGCGTATCGCAGGATGTATCGGGCAATAGGTATCAAGGACGTTGATTCAATACTGAAACCTGTAGAGCAGGGAGACCCAACGCCGAAGGATCCTGCGGCAGAAAATTCTGAAGCCTTAGAGAATGTTCCACTTGTTGTTTTTGAAGGACAGAACCACGATGCACATATCATGGCTCATCTTGTATTTGGTTCTTCTCCCATGGTGGCCCAGATGCCTGCGGTTACCATGTCTTTGCAAAAGCATGTGATGGAGCATGTATCTATTAAGGCAAAAGAGCAGGTAATAATGGAAATGCGGGGGCAACTGGGAGATCAGCCACCAACGGAAGAACAAGCTTTGCAAATAGAAAGCTTAGTGGCCCAACTTGTTGCTCAGGGTATGCAAGAGGTCAAGGCACTGAGTATGCAGATAAGTGGCGGCGGGGAACCGGATCCTCTTATCGCATTGAAGGAACAGGATTTACAGATAAGGGCGGCAAGAGACGCGGCAGAGAACCAGATAGACCAAGAACGGTTGGCTCTGGATCAGAAAAAGGCCCAAAATACGGTGAATCTTGGTTCTGCCAGGATTCAATCCCAGGAAGAGATAGTTCAAGCTCGTATTAACGCTGCCAAGGAGCGTGAACTTATGAAACAGCAGCAACGAGGCTAGGAGTGAGACATGGCTAGGAATAAGGGTAATTCTGTTGGGGTGACTCGGAAAGGTATAGTGGTCAAGGATCAGGGTTTTGTTCCTTATAACGATGTCAAGGAAGAGCCGACGCCGGATGTCGCCTTGGCGACATCTACAACGGGTAAGAATCGCGGGATGGGGGACGCCCTTCGCGGCGGAACATTTAAAATTTGCTAAGTTAGGAGAGTGATATGGTTGCGTGGATGAAAGGACGTCTGTCCGAACCGTCAAGTTATGCGGCTATGGGTGCCGCTGTTATGGGTGTTGGTGTTTTAATAGACGAACCCATGGTTATTATTATTGGGATTGCCGGGGGAATTATCGGTTTTGCCCTGAAAGAGAGAGGTGTCATCTAAAGCTGGTGGACGGTGCTATTGATATACGGTTAATAGTCACTCTAGGGGGTATATTATTCTCAGTAGCCGGAGCAGCAGCTATTGCCCGTCATCAGATAAAGTCTCTGGTGGAGAAGATTAGCGATATTGAGCTTAGGATCCGGTCACTGGACAAATCTACGGACACACAGGAGGTCGCAATTCAGAATCATGCCCAACGTCTGGAAGTGATGTCTGGTATGCTAGCGCCCAAGGAGCGTGAGGCTAAGGCTCGGGAAACCGCCACCATGCTGACACTTATTGCGAGACTGGAGTCTGATATAGAAAATTTGAAGAATATGCACAATGGTAATCATCCTAAGATAGGAGGAGAGACATGATACAGGCCCTTTTACCCAGCCTCTTACCTATTGTCGGAGATGTTATCGGGCGTTTCTTACCCGAGGACAAAGAAGCGCGGGCAAAGGCCGAACGTGAGATTGAGCAACAGTTGTCGGTACATCTTGCCAAGATCGACATGGCTCAACTGGATATTAACAAAACAGAAGCTGCTCATAGGACTATTTTTGTCGCTGGTTGGCGTCCATTCATTGGATGGTCCTGCGGGATTGCGTTGGCTTGGACGTATGTTGCAACTCCAATCTTGCAGTTTATTTTAGCGCAGACAGGTCACCTTATAGATCTTCCGGCTTTGGACATGAGCCAAATGATGCCTGTTTTAATGGGGATGCTGGGCTTGGGCGGCTTACGCACGTTTGAAAAATTTAAGGGTGTTAGTAACTAACGATGAAAGAGGGAAACATCTATGGACGGAATACTTCTTGCAGAGCATATATTGAAATCTGTGCGAGAGCGTCGGGATCGAATTTCTGAGATGATAACTTCAGGAACCATAAAAAGTCTGGAAGAGTATAGACAGCTTGTTGGCAATATCGAATCTTTGGATTATATAAGTCAGGAGATAAGAGAAATCTTAGAAAAGGCGGAATGATGCAGAAGAAGTCTGAATTGGAAGAAACCGACAATCTTGTCTCCCTGAAGACTGCTTATGTGAAGCCGGAAGAAAGAGTTCTGGATCCGGAGAAAGTTGACGCGGCGACCTTTGACCGTCTTCCCAATCCAACGGGATGGCGGTTGTTAATTTTACCGTACAGAGGAAAAGGAAAGACTGGGGGAGGTGTTTTAATTCCCGATGCTGTTGTGGATCGGGAATCTGTAGCCACTGTTTGTGGTTATGTGCTGAAGGTAGGACCCCTAGCTTATGGAGATAAGGAGAAGTTTCCCGGCGGTCCTTGGTGCGCGGAGAAGGATTGGATTATTTTTGGCCGATATGCGGGCGCTCGTTTTAAAATAGACGGTGGCGAAGTTCGCATTTTAAATGACGATGAGGTCATAGCCGTTATACAGGATCCGGACGATATCCTGCACTTTTAACATGGGGACTTACCATGCCAGAAACTAACACAGATGAATTAACCGTGGATCTCCCAGATTCCGGTAAACAAGTAGAGGTGGAGATTGAGCCTCTTGCAGAAGAGGATTCTCTCGTAGGAGCGTCTTCCGGGGAAGAGCATGAGAATTACAGTAAGAATGTCCAACGTAGGATAGACAAACTTACCAAGAAGGCTAGGGAAGCCGAGAGACAGCAGGACGCCGCATTGAACTATGCAAAGAACATGCAGGCGGAGAATGCGTCTCTAAAAAACAGGGTCCAGAGTTTAGACGAGGGCTATGTTGCAGAATATGGAGATCGCATTGCTACGCAAAACGAATCTTTGACTAGAGATTTGGAAACGGCGATAGCAACAAACGATACTTCTGCCCAAGTAGAGTTGAACAAGAAGATGGCTCAGTTAGCCATAGAAGAAGAACGAGTAAAAGCTGCCCAATTACAGCAGAAAGCGGCCTACACTCAGGCTCAGGCACAAGCTCAGGCACAGGCACAAAATCGGCAAGCGGCCCCGGTTAGGCCCGATCCGAAGGCGGAGAAATGGGCTGGTAGGAACCCGTGGTTCGGTGACGATGAGGCTATGACCTTTGCAGCCTTTGGCATACATAAGAAACTCGTCGAGGAAGAAGGCTTTGACACGGAGTCGCCTGAGTATTACGATGAGATTGACAAAAGATTAAAAGAGGCATTTCCCCATAAGTTTAATGGGGTTAGTGCCTCTTCAGATAGCCGGAGGCCCCAGCAGGCTGTGGCATCTGCGACACGCTCCAGTTCTTCTGGGCGCAAAACAGTAAGACTGTCCCCAAGCGAAGTTGCGATAGCTCGAAAGCTCGGGGTTCCTCTTGACGAGTACGCGAAGTATAAACGCTAGGAGAGATAAAATGGTTGAGCAAGTGATTGACAGAACTCCTCGCGCCTCCCAAACCAGAGCGGCGCAGCCGCGAAGGAAACCTTGGGCCCCTCCATCCTTATTGGATGCGCCTCCCCCACCGGAAGGCTTCGTACATAGGTGGATTCGCTCCGAAGTTAGGGGTTTTGATGACCGAAAGAATGTATCGGCCCGAATGAGAGAGGGCTGGGAATTAGTTCGGAAAGACGAATACCCGGATTTCGAGGCACCCACTATTGATAGCGGTAAATACGAAGGCGTCTTTGGTGTGGGTGGGTTGTTGCTGGCACGAATACCAGAAGAGATTGTTGGCGAGCGCACGTCTTATTTTCAGAGACAGAATTCTGATGCTATGCAGGCAGTTGACAACGACCTCTTTAAGGAAAACCAGCATCCTTCGATGGCGATTCAGAAACCTGAGCGCCAGTCGCGTGTTACGTTTGGAGGTCCTAAATCTGTAAAGAAATAGGACTTACTGTTATCACCCTTTTGCCGACAGGAGCTACAAATGGCAAATACAAATGGAGCGTGGGGTTTAAAACCCGTATCGAAGTTCGGGCAAAACTCCAACTCTACGGGTGTTTCGGGATATACACAGTATGAAATCGCTAACGGAAACAGCAATGTCATTTACTTCGGTACGCCAGTCATCCCCCTGTCTACAGGGTATATTGACGTTGTAGGCGCAGCGGCGGGTGGCACTGTTGGACTACTTGGTGCTTTCATGGGCTGTAGGTATGTCGCAAGCACCACGGGGAAACCTACGTGGAGCAATTATTGGCCTGGGTCAGGAGCGGATAGTAACCATCCTGTAAAGGCTTTCGTCGCGGATGATCCAATGCAAGTCTTTAGCATTGCGACAGACGCTACTTGGACAAGTAAGGCTACCGCCAGAGCAGCGGTTTTTGCTAACGCTAACTTCTCTAGTGGAACTAGCGGCAGCACAACCACTGGCAACTCATCAGGGGCCCTCGCTATCAGTACGATAGCAACCACGAACACGTTGAATATGCGTATTCTTGGTTGGCAAGAGGATGCTCTCAATGAGGACTTCTCTGCTGCTGGTATTCCAGTCCTTGTACGGTTGAACAACCACTTCCAGAGCCCGAATGGTGCTATTGCTGGTGGTACTGTTTCAACCACCGGCGTATAGGAGGGCTGAGATATGGCTATTAGTAGAGCGCAACTTGTAAAAGAGTTGGAACCCGGCCTGAACGCCTTGTTTGGACTGGAATATGACCAGTACGACCGTGAGTTTGAAGAGATCTTTTCTATGGAAAGCTCTGATCGTGCTTTTGAGGAAGAGGTAATGCTCTCCGGTTTCGGATCGGCACCTACCAAATCTGAAGGCTCGGCGGTATCGTTTGACGATGCTCAGGAAGTGTATACGGCCCGTTACACGATGGAGACAATTGCTTTGGCGTTCTCCATCACGGAAGAAGCTATTGAGGATAACCTTTATGATCGGCTTGCCAGCCGCTACACGAAGGCCCTTGCTCGTAGTATGAGCCAGACAAAGCAGGTTAAGGCTGCCTCAGTTCTTAACAATGCTTTCGACAGCAGCTACACGGGCGGTGATGGTTTGGAACTGTGTTCTACAGCGCACACCCTCGCCAATGGCAGTACCTTCCGTAACGAGCTTTCCACGGCAGCAGATCTTAATGAGACCAGCCTTGAACAGGCCCTCATTGATATTGCTGGTTTTGTGGATGAGCGTGGACTGAAGGTAGCTGTCCGTGGCACTAAGTTGGTTGTTCCGAAGGAACTCCAATTTACTACGGATCGGCTCCTCGAATCGACACTTCGTCCGGGAACGGCGGATAACGACGTAAATGCTGTAAGGAACATGGGAATGCTTCCTGAAGGCTACGCCGTTAATCACTTCCTGACGGATACCGATGCTTGGTTCATTATGACGGATGCGCCCAACGGGTTGAAAGGTTTCAACCGGACGGCAGTTCGTACTTCCATGGAAGGTGATTTTGATACAGGTAACGTGCGGTATAAGGCCCGTGAACGCTATGCGTTTGGTTGGTCTGATCCACGCGGGATCTTTGGATCACCTGGAGCATAAACAATAGGAGAAGACCGGGAGGAGGTTAGCCTCCTCCCGGTCTTCCCTGGGATAACTAGCCCTAGCGACTGGCCCAGCAGACGCTTACAAGACTCTAGGGCAATCTTTGTAAGGAGGTAGCCGGATGGCTAACACAACTTTTAACGGCCCCGTTCGTTCTGAAAACGGGTTTAAAGTCATAAATATCGCTGCAACAACCGGGACAGTTACTGAAACTTCCTCTGTTGCTTCTACTGGTATTTTTACAAACAAGTACATCAAGCATGTCGGTTATGCGACAGGCGTTACAGTTAACACGACGGCTGGCGATAGTCCTGCTATTGGTGAGTTCACCCAACCCGCCAACACAATTATGACCAATATCAAAATCTTTTGCGCGACTGCTCCCGTAATTGGGACAGGCGACATTGGTTATGAGGTTGGTACTTCCAGTTCCGGTGCACAGATTGTGGCGGCGGTAACGGATCAGATTTTGGATGGTGGCACGACTGTTGTAGTGGGCAATGTGACATTGCCTTCTTTGGTTACACAGACTGAAAGTGGAACAACGGCCCCCGCCTCTGTGCAGTATACCGCTTCAGCAAGGACGATCTACTGCAACATCACCAATACGGCAGACGCCACCACCGCAGGCTCCTTTACGTTTATTATCGAATACGTGCAGATTGCATAGATCGAAGAGGAGAATGACAGTGTTATCTGGTGAAATTAAGGAGTAGATCATGGCTGATGCTGTAACAACCACCACGGTTATAGATGGTGCGAGAGACGCCATAATCTACTGCACCAATACCAGCGACGGGAGTGGAGAAGCTGCGGTTACAAAAGTAGATGTTTCCGCTCTCTCCTCTCGTCAGGATGGAACGGCTTGCACTGGTGTCAGGATTAAGAAGATCGTGTTCACTAACGTCGGCATGGGCGTGAAGATCCTTTGGGACGCTTCCACCGACGTTATCGCGGCGGAACTTCCTGCTGACTATTCTGATAGCCTTGACTATTCAGACATCAGTGGATTGCCTAACGTGGCAGCTTCCGGAGGGAAAACAGGGGATATTCAGTTTACCACTGTGGGTCATGGCAGTGGCGACACTTATTCCGTGGTTATCCACTGCCTGAAGGAATACTGATGAAGGGTTTGAAATACAATGGCTGTCTCCGGATCTAAGGATTTTGAGCCCAATGTAGCAGACTATATAGAAGAGGCTTTTGAGCGTTGTGGTTTGGAGTTTCGGACAGGCTATGATTCCGCCACGGCTCGAAGGTCTCTTAATTTATTGTTCTCGGACTGGGCTAACCGTGGCTTAAATCGTTGGACTATTAAGCAGGTAAGTCAAACAGTAGCCTCCGGAATATCCGAATATCCAGTAGGTACTATCACAGCGACTGTTGGGGATTCCGGAAGTCTCAGCGTTGGGGAAACCATTACGGGTGGAACTAGCGCGGTCACGGCTTCCATAATTACAAAACCCACCTCCACCACAATAACGGTTACCGTTCCATCGGGAACCTTTACCTCTGGGGAAACCATAACTGGGGGCACTAGCGGGGCGAGCACGACAATTTCGGCTAGCCCAAGTTTAGAGGATACCCAGGCCACTATTGATATTCTAACTGGGGTAATAAGGCGTAGTGATTCCGATATATCTATCGCAAGAATAACTCGGGACACCTATCTAAATATCCCTACCAAAACTACTACGGGGAGGCCCATCCAATTTTACGTGGATCGCCAGATAACCCCTGTAGTTAAGATTTGGCCTGTTCCCGAGAATAGCACAGATATTTTTATTTATGATCGTCTCGTCCGAATAGATGATGTGGATGCTGCGGTAAATACTACCGAGATACCTTTTCGTTTTTACCCGTGCTTGGCGGCAGGTTTGGCCTACTACATATCCCTGAAAAAAGCTCCCGAAAGAATACAGATTTTAAAAGGACTGTACGAAGAAGAGTTTACCCGTGCAGCAGAAGAAGATCACGACATAGCAAGTATTAACTTAGTTCCTTACTACGCCTCTTTGTAAGTGCGGGGTCCTAATGGCTAGATATGCCTCTGATAAACATGCAATGGGTATTTCTGATCGTTCTGGTGCGGCTTATCGCTTACGTCACATGCGTAAGGAATGGACCGGATTTCTTGTTGGGAAAGATGAATGGGAGGCAAAACAGCCGCAATTAAATCCTATAAAGCCCACCGGAGACCCCCAGGCTCTTCGCAATGCCCGCCCAGATAGAACGGAGCCTGCGGTTACTGTCCTTCTTGCTTTTAATTCGTTTCGTTCCGGAAACAGCGGGTCAGCTACCATAACAGTTACGGAACCGGGACATGGGAGAAGCACGGGGGATACTGTTAGATTCCGTTCCGTTAGTTCTTTTGACGGGTTTTCCTCGGATACCATAGAAAGCTCCGATGGATACTCTATAACCAAGGTTGATGACGACAATTATACATTTGCCGCAAGTAGTGGAACCGCAACAACGGGTAGCGTAAAAGGTGGCGGTGGGGACGCCTCTGCGGGCCCCGTAACCGTGAGTGCATGACATGGCTTTCACTTTCACTACACTGAAAACTGCTATTCAGGATTACACTCAGAACACTGAAACCACTTTCGACAGTCAGTTGTCGAGATTTATTTTGAACGCTGAAGAGCGTATTTTGAAAGAATGCCAGTTAGATGTTTTTAGAAAGTCTTCCCAAGGGTCCGCCACTTCTGGAAATCAGTACCTGTCCAAGCCGACAGACTTCTTATCTCAGAACTCGTTGAGCGTTATAAACTCATCTAGTAAAGAATTTCTTCTTTATAAACAGGCAACTATGTTGCAGGATTACACCCCTAATCCAGCAACAACAGGAACCCCTAAGTATTACGCTGACTGGGATGAGGAAACATTCCTGCTGGCTCCTACCCCCGACAGTAACTACACCATGGAATTGCATTATTTTTACCGTCCAACCTCTATAACAACCAGTAGTGATGGTACGAGTTGGTTGGGGACCAACGCAGAATTGTGCCTTTTGTACGGGAGTCTGTGTGAAGCGTATGTCTTTATGAAGGGCGAAGCCGATATCCAGAAAGAGTACACAGACAGGTTTATTGAATCTATTCAATGGCTCAAGAATTTGGGCGAGGGTAAGCAAACCCGTGATGAGTACCGTTACGATAGGGTTAGGAAGGCCGTACAATAATGTTTGATTCGGTTGGTTCTTCTCGGATAAACGATGTTTTCGTATTTACTACTGAGAACAGAGGACATTCTCCTGAAGAAATAGCGGAGATGACCCTGAACAAGATAATGCTTGTTTCCGAGGGGGCTCCTCCAGTCATCCGAGAGCAGGCGCTGGCCCATAGGGATAGATTGAAAGAGGTGCTAGTCTTTTATATGAAAAGGGTGGCGCAGAGTGAGCGGACTACTATTTGGGCTCTACTGAGAAATCAGGGCCATCGTGACTTGGCAGAGATTATAAGGAGGCTGTAATGGCAGTTGGATCCTCCGCAATGTGCGGAACTTTCAAGACAGA